CGCCGGTACTAGGCACACCAACCAGCGGCAATTTGTCAAATTGCACCAGCACCTCGATGGCGCTGACTACGCCGGTAATTGGTGCGGCAACCGGCACCAGTCTTAGCACTACGGGCAACCAAGTTATCAGCAGCACCGGCAAACATGGTTACGCTACAGGTGCTGGTGGAACGGTTACTCAAGCCACCAGCAAAGCAACCGGTGTCACGTTAAGCAAATCAACCGGCCAGATTACGCTAAACAATGCGGCACTTGCCGCAGATACAACGGTCAGCTTTACGTTGACCAACACGGTAATTGAGGCTGGCGACATTCTGATAATGAACCACATCAGCGCAGGCACTGCGGGTTCGTACCTGCTCAATGCACAGTCTGCTGCGGGCACAGCCAGCATTAACGTGCGGAACATCACCGCTGGTTCGTTATCTGAGGCCATTGTGATTGCGTTTGCAGTCATCAAAGCAGTCACGGCGTAATTGAAAACGCCCATCCTTGGCGGCAGCTATGTCGCTCGGTCAATCAATGCGGCTGACAATCGCATGGTTAACCTTTTTGCCGAAGCGATACCGGAAGGTAGCGGCGGGAAAGAGGCGGGCTTCCTGTTGCGGTGTCCTGGCTTGCGCTTGCTTGCAACTGTTGGTGATGGCCCAATTCGTGGCTTGTGGGTAACCAACGGCATTGCCTATGTGGTGTCGGGCAGTGAGTTCTACAGCCTGACCACAAGCTACACGGCTACCCTGATCGGTTCTGTAACCGGCACCGGGCCGGTCAGTATGGCTGACAACGGCACCCAGATATTTATCGCTTGCAACCCTGATAGTTACATCTACAACGTATCCACGTTAGCGTTTGCACAGATTACCGACGTAGACTTCCCCGGCGCTGGCTCGGTTGGCTACCTAGACGGTTACTTTGTATTCAACGAGCCGGACTCGCAGAAGTTTTGGGTAACCAGCTTGCTGGACGGGACTTCAATTGACCCGTTGGATTTTGCCAGCGCGGAAGGCTATCCCGACGATGTGGTAGCCTTGATCGTAGACCACCGCGAGATATTCCTGTTTGGCAACACCAGCGTTGAGGTTTGGTATGACGCTGGAACGCCTGACTTCCCATTAGCGCGGATTCAAGGCGCGTTTATGGAAGTGGGCTGCGAGGCTGCGTATTCGGTAGCCAAGCTCGACAACAGTGTGTTCTGGCTGGGTTCAGATGCTCGCGGGCGCGGGATAATTTATCGAGCTAACGGCTACACGCCTGCGCGGATTTCGACCAATGCCGTTGAATACGCCATTCAGAGCTACGGCAACATCACCGATGCCATCGGCTACACTTACCAGCAGGACGGGCACCCGTTTTATGTGCTGATATTCCCGTCTGCCGAAGCCACATGGGTTTACGATGTTTCTACTCAGTTGTGGCACGAACGCGCTGGGTTTGAAAACGGACAATTTGTCCGGCACCGCAGCAACTGCCAGATGTCGTTCAACGACGAGATTGTGGTGGGCGATTACGAAGATGGGCGGGTCTATGCCTTCGATCTGGACGTATACGCTGACGATGACCAAATACAAAAGTGGTTGCGGTCGTGGCGGGCATTGCCAGCAGGTCAAAACAACCTCAAGCGCACCGCGCACCACAGCCTACAGCTCGACGCAGAAACAGGTATTGGACTCAATGCCTATCCTGCTTACGCAGGCGAAGATTTAGCCACAGAATCCGGTAACATCATCGTGGCTGAGTTTGTGCAAGGCTATCTGACCACGCAAGCCGGTGACCAGTTAGTCACTGAAGCCGGTGATGGTAACGAACCGCTGGTAACCCAAGTGCAACCTGCCGAAGATTACAACGGGTATGCGTTAGAAACTAATTCGTATTTAGCCGCGCCGGGTTATGACCCGCAAGTCATGCTGCGCTGGTCAGACGATGCGGGGCATACCTGGTCAAACGAACACTGGAACTCGATGGGCAAGATTGGTGCTTATGGCACCCGCACCATCTGGCGGCGGCTCGGCATGACAGAAAAGATTCGTGACCGGGTGTATGAAGTGTCCGGCACCGATCCGGTCAAGATTGCCATCATGGGCGCTGAACTGTTTGTGACGCCGACGAGTAGCTAAGTGGCCGAACTTAACATCACCAACATCCCCGCGCCTCGGGTGCCGTTCATTGACGAACGCACCGGCCTCATGGCGCGGGAGTGGTATCGGTTCTTTCTTAACCTGTTTGTCCTGACCGGCAACGGCAACAACGCCACCACGCTTGAAGAATTGCAGCTTGGGCCACCTAACCCGCCTGACCTTACCGAGCTGCTGATTCAAATCAATAAAGACATTGCGCCGCAGTATGAGGATCAATCGGGTGACTTCCTAGCCACGCTCGACACCGCGCAGCTCATGTCGATGATGTCGCGGTTTGAGAACGCCGAAGCCGCCATCCAGGGGGCTTACCTTCAGCCGGTTGTGCAGACCGGCACCATTGCCAACTACAACCTTGACAGTAGCCCTACGGCGGGCGGCATAGTCTACGGCACCGGCCCCGCACTTGCGGTCAGTGCGGCAGGCACATTGGGCCAGGTGCTGACCAGTGGTGGTGCTGGCGCGCCGACATGGGCTACCGATGGCGGCGGCACCGTGACTACCGTGTCTGTGGTGTCAGCCAACGGGCTGGCAGGAACCGTAGCCACCGCAACCACGACCCCGGCGATTACGCTGTCCACGACCATCACCGGCCTGCTCAAAGGCAACGGCACCGCGATTAGTGCAGCCACCAGCGGCACAGATTACGCTCCGGCGACCAGCGGCACCTCGATCCTGTATGGCAACGGGGCTGGCGGCTTTTCCAACGTCACCATCGGCACAGGCGTGGCCTTTTCAGCTGGAACGCTGTCTGCAACTGGCTCTGGCGGCACCGTCACCAGTGTGACCGGCACAGCACCAGTCGTCAGTTCTGGCGGTGCCACACCGGCAATATCGATGGCCGCTGCTACTACGTCGGTTAACGGCTACCTGACCAGCACTGACTGGACGACTTTTAACAGCAAGCAAACCGCGTTAGTCAGTGGCACCAACATCAAGACGGTCAACGGCACCACGCTGCTTGGCGCTGGCGATCTTGGCACGATCACCTATGCTTACGGCGGCACTGGCCTGACTTCATACACCGCAGGCGACATAATCTACGCCAGCGCCGCTAACACGGTTGCCAAACTTCCTATTGGCACCAGTGGGCAGCGGCTCGTGGTTGCTGCCGGATTACCTAGTTGGGCGACCGATACTACAGTTGGAACAGTCACCAGTGTGGCAGCATCTGTCCCTGCATTTTTGTCAATTTCTGGCTCGCCTGTTACCACCAGCGGCACGTTGGCAATTACCTTATCAGGAACAGCACTGCCAGTTCTTAACGGTGGGACAGGCGTTACCACAAGCACAGGTACCGGCAACACGGTGCTGTCTGCCGCGCCTACACTGTCCGGTGACGTTACTTTGTCTACAGGCAACTTAGTCATTGGCACATCTGGCAAAGGCATCGATTTTTCTGCTACACCAGGCACAGGCACAAGCGAGTTGCTGGCTGACTATGAAGAAGGGGCGTGGACGCCTACGGATGGCTCCGGCGCTGGACTTAGTTTTACTGTTTACAACCCAACGTATACCAAAATTGGGAGAATAGTTTACATTTTTGCGTCAATAAAATGGCCGGTTACCGCAAGCAGCAATTCGGTTAAAGTGTCAGGGTTGCCTTTTACTGCGGCGGCTGGTGATGATAATACGGGTGGCCTTTTTCTAGCCGGAACAAATGTGGGTTCGGCAGCAGTTAATTATTTATGGCAAGTAAGTAGGAACGCAACTAATTTTGTTGGCGTTCTCAATACTAATATTGTGGACGTAACTAATGCAAATATGTCAAATACTTTTATCAAAATCTGCGGAATGTATACCGTCTAAGGAATAAAAATGGCACTAACAAAAGCAACGTATTCAATGATTACCGGAGCGCCATATAATATATTTGACTTTATGACGCCAACGCAGATAGCTGCTGTTGTTAATGATGATTATACAGTTGTTACAAACAATGAAATTTATGCAGCTATTTTGGCCGCTGAAAGCGCGGTGCCATCTGGCGGGAAGCTGTATTGGCCGACAGGAACTTTCCGTATAGGAAGCAATGAATGGGAACTCGCGCCAAAAATTATCCGTCACTTTTCTGACGCGCCACATCTCGCGCAACATCCTAGCATACACGGTACAGGGGGCATGACTATTACTACGGAAGCGGTCTTTGGTTCGGGAGCTTCCAGAGGAACAGAGCTTTCGGGTCTTTCTGTATTCAACACAAACACAAATGGTGCTTGTATTCGGATTCGTAATGGAGGAATTAAACTAACAAACATAATAGCAGAATCAACCGGAACAAATAGTGACGGAATTTTACTTGAGCAAAGTTTTTTACAAAGCTGGAGTCAAGTATTTTGCCGCGGAAACACCGGGATGCGTTTGTTTAGTGATAACACGGCGGGCGCTGAAGCAATTATTGCAAATACATTTACTCAAGTAAGCGCTTTTGGTTCTGGTGATGATTCGGTTGGTTTTTTTATGCACGCCTCCGATTCAAATCTTATACAAGGTAACGTATTTATAAACCCTGACGTAGAACAAGCAAACCACGGCATTAAAATTGAGCAAGGAAAAAGTAATACGTTTATTAACGCGCATATTGAAACTAGCGATACTGGAATTTATGAGTATGGTGACGTCGGTTCAACATGGGTGATGCCTGTAACGGGCAATATTCCGTCAAGTTTATGGATTACAAGCGAACATATACCCTCAAATCTAACTGGGGGTGGCGTTGTAGGCCCGCGACAATTTGCAGGTGACTTTTATTCTACTTTCTTCCCCGCGTCTACCGCTTGTGGTGAGGCAATTTCTACAGTAAGTACCTATCGGTTGGTCAAAATTGGAAAGGTAGTCACAATAACTGTTGAGGCCGTATCAGGAATTGCCGGTAACAACTTTACTAATTTTAGATATGGTGAAACAATTTCGCCTTCGGAATTATATCCAGTCGATGACGTTTGGACGCCGATTATTATTACGGACGCCGGAACTAATTATACAGGTGCTTTGAATGTTAATTCCGCCGGTGTTATTAGCGTATATCGTAATATAGATGCTACATCATTTTTTACTAACGGTGCAACCGTTGGCTTGCCTCAAGACGCAACTATTTCTTACGTTACTAATGTTTAACTGCTAAAAACTTTAACTTCACATAAAAAAATATCGTGTTAGAAAAAATTAAAATTGTTGATTTAATTGAAGTTCTTGAAAATGGCTCTGTGCAAGTACGCACCAAAACCGCCATTCTTGAAAACGGTAAACAGATCAGCGGCACATTCCACCGCCATGTCGTTGCTCCCGGCGATGGCTACAGCGCAGAGGATGCCAGAGTGCAAGCGATCTGTGCAGCGGTGCATACGGATGAAGTGATTGCGGCTTACATTAAGGAAAAACCATGAGCGTAAACCTTTCAGCCTTTGGCGGTGTCGGCTGGCAATTCTTCGACAACAACGGCGTGCCGCTGGCCGGTGGGTTGATCTACACTTACGAAGCAGGCACCACGACACCGCAGGCTACCTACACGACCAGCGCGGGAACGGTAGCGCACACCAACCCGATTGTGCTGAACTCCGCAGGGCGGGTGCCTGGGGGTGAGATTTGGTTACTGTTCGCCAGCTACAAGTTTGTTTTGCAAACCTCGGCAGCGGTATTGATCGCAACTTACGACAACGTAACCAGTGGCGGGGGCTTAATTGTTATTGCCAACTTTACCGGCGACGGCACCACGGTCAGTTTTAACTTGGGCAACGCAACCAACGAGAACACCACGAACGTCTACATCAACGGCGTCTACCAGCAAAAAAACACTTACGCGCTCAGTGGGTCAAATTTGGTGTTTTCAGAAGCCCCGCCGGATACATCTTCAATTGAAGTCAGCTTTACTTAGCAGGAGCATATAACGTGACCGTAACTGTAAAAGTTCTTATCCCCGCCAAGACCGCAGAGGCCAGTCAGACCACGCAATACACAGCGACGAACGTCACCACAATCATTGACAAGTTCACGGCGACCAACTACAGCGCAACGGCGG